CAATATCACTTACAATCTGTGGTATTGTTTTTGTGAAGAAGTCTTTAATTGCAGTCCATTTTTCAGAAATAGTTGTTTTGACAGATTCCCACAATTCAGCGGTTGAAGTTTTTACCTCATTCCATTTCTCTGGATAGTAGTTTACAATTTCATCCCATGTTGTTTTGAAGAAATTTTTAATAGAGTTCCATACTTCAACAGCTTTCGTCTTGATGGATTCCCACGTTTCATCACTTACTCCGCCTAATGCACGCAAAGCAACAGATATTCCCTCAAAAGCTAACAACGCACCGCCGAACAACTGACCGCCAGGAATAAACAGAAGGGCAAGTCCTGCAATAGTGATTCCTAAGTCTCCGAAATCTATATCAAGCTTTCCGAGCCAATCCTTTATCATTCTGAAAAAATTTGCAAATTCTTCTTCGATTCTGGATGTATCAATTCCAATAAATTCAAGGAACGGCTTAATCAAATAATTCCATATTCCAGAACCAATATCATAAAGAACCTTTCCAACCGCCTTGAATACATCTCCGACAACTGTCAAAATACCCTTAAATATTTCCTTCGTTCTTTCAAGACCTTTCCTAAACGATTCTGACGTTTGGTATAGGTACACAAACCGCCCAACGATAATGCCGATAACAATAGACCATCCAAGGATTGTAGGTGCAACCTTCATTAAATTGGATAGGATAAGCCCAACATTCGCTAAGACTGTACCAAGTCCATTCATCGCAACATTTAGTTTGCTCAATACTTGCAATTCCTGTAATTTCTTTTTCAGTTCTGCAAGTTGTTTGAACAATCCCATTGCAATTTTCCAAGCCGCCAACCCTGCCGCAATAGATGTAATCAACGGCAGCAGCTCTTTGAACCGTTTTGCTAAATCCTGTATCTTGGAATCAATCTCGACAGTTTCAAACATATCGGTAGGGAGAAGGTCTCCTGCACCGCCGCCTGCACCTCCATCCGCACCGCCGCTATCGTTCTGCTTGGTGTCTATGATGTGCAATTCATCAAATCCAAGCGTATAGTCCTGCATTTCCTTTAATGCCTTAGCCGCTTTTCCTGCGCCGCTTGCCGTATCTTTCAGGCTTTTGGCGTAGTCCATCTGCACTTTTTTAGCCTGTACCGCATACCCTTTGCCTGTAAGTGCCGCAATGAATTGCCCCAACATATTGATTGCCTTCGCAAGCCAACTAATGAAAGTAGCAAGGTAGGGTGCGACAACAGAAAGAATAGGCTCAAACGCCGCCGCAAATGCGTTTCTCAACTGCATTAAAGCGGACATCATAGAGGAAATGTTTGCATTTACCGATTGACTGTACTGTGCTAAACTCTGCATACCCTCTGCAAATGCAGATTGTATGGTTGAAATCAGCTGAAATACAGTGGAGTACAGCACAGACATACCAACCATTTTTGGAATCGAAACACCAAAACCTTTGTTATTTGAGCGTTTCCTTTGTCCTTCTCGTTGCGTTTTTTTACTCTGTTTTTCCTGCAATCCTTCTTGAATATTTGGTATTTTAGAACGTGCAAGTGCAATAGTATCTTTCAGATTAAGATTTGCTATTTTTGATTTTTGGCTTATTCTCTCCAACTGCTTTTCAAGCGGTTTCATCTGTTTGGCGTTTCCACCAGACGCTTTTAATTCTTCTATGGTTTCGGTCAGAACTCTAACCGTATTTTCCATATTTTTAAATTCTCGTTCTGCCTTTTCGACTTCTGGAAACTTAATTTCGCTAAGTCCGAGTTTTTCTAAGTCAACTCTAAATCCATTGATAAGGCTTTTCGATTCCTCGATAGTTTCAGCGAACTTTCCGTTATCAATGTCCAGAACGCCTGTCATGCCAAGATTTTTTGAAATCTCCTTTTCTATTCCAGAAAATCTGTCTGTTTTTGCGGCGTTTTCAGAAACACGTTCCATTGCGGCGGAAAGCTGTCCTGCAACAGAAACGGCACTTCTTGTTTCGCTCGTTAAATCAGACATGGATTTTGCGGCATCCTGTATCGGATCACCGTTAATCTGCTTGCCCATGTCAAAAATAGGGATGTCCTTCAAATGGCTATAATCTTCAACAGATGCAGATTCTTTTTTCGTCTTTTTTGTGAGTTGTCCGAGATTCACGCCTTTTAACGAAGCGCCGATTTCCTTTGCACTTCTTGCGGCTTTTGAAAAGTTGTGTGCTATGATTCTTGCTTGTTTCGCAAATTCTTTTATGCCTTTAATCTCTATTTCTGGTGTTTTAATGCTCTCCAAAACAGATTTAATTTCACGAATCTGCTTTGTGGAATCTCCTGTTTCCCCGATACCCTCAATAGTCTTGCTTAGCTTTTTGACAGACTTTTCCGCATCGGCGGCATCCGCCACAATCTTTATCTCAAGTTTATCTATTTCACTCATTATCCATTTCCACCACCTTCCCGTGAGAGATTTCAAAGTTAGACTGCATGGTTTTCAAACGCTCAACAAACAATTCA